TGGTTCTGTTGCAATTGCTACAGCTGGTTCTGCACTCATTGGTTCTTCTGCACCATGTGGTTTAACACCTGCTAGTTGCATAATAGTAGCCAACATGTTGCTAAGTTCTTCACCGCTGCCAGCAGTCATATTAATGCTAGCAGGCATTGCTGGACTACCCATACCCATGCCCATTTCAGGCATCATACCGCATTCTTCAACTTGTTGAGATTCTTTAACTATAGTAGGGTTAGTGCTGTCAAGTTCAGCTAAACGCTTCATTACATCGATCATTTGCATAATTATTTCCTTGGGTCTTGTGGGGCCTTTAAAAGGCTTTCTTGCTTTACATCAGTATCAGTATTGAATTTTGCGGCGCCTTCAGTAGGAATTTCTTCGCCACGTGCTTTACGCTGAAGTTTGAGAATATCGTTTAATTCTTTAACAAACCCTGTATTATATTTGTCACCATAATAATCTTCAAACTTAGGACTACCTGCTTCTTTGTAGTCTGGATCATCAAGTAACGCACCTTCACGCTTTGGTTCTACGTGTTGATATTCTTCAGTATGCTCGTTAGGACTACGTACTACAAGATGACTTTTGTTAACACCTAATGAACTGCTTAGATATTCTGTAAGTTCTTGCTGTGTTGTAGGATAATCTAAAACTACTTCATAGATGCTTACTTCACAGTTTTTAACTTGAGGAAAATCTAATGGTAGTGCTTGAATCGGAGTTGTTCCGGACTTTTTAAATCCACTAACTGAGTATTTGCTCAACAATGATTTCATTGATGATTCTTGCTCAGTTGTAAACTCTCCGGCTACTTTTACACGGAAGTCGTACTTTTTAGCCGACTCGGATAGGTATTGAGTAAATGTTTTCATAGTATTATTTATTAAGATTTCAAATCTTTTAACTTTGCTAGGATACTATTTCTATCTGTAATGATGTATCCTTCACCTTCTACAGTTTTTCCTGAATCGTCTCCACTCTTTTTATCAATAGCTAATTTTTTAATCTGTAAATCAATCATTTTTAGCTTTTTATCAATCTTAGCACTTTTAGCAGTAATTGCAGCAGTTAGCATAGTGGCTGCAACTTCAAACATTCTTGCGCCGTGTCTAGCTTCAACACTCATACCTAGATCCATTAAATCATCGTATGCTTGTTCTGCTTTGGCTGCAAGACTGTCAAATTCTGCATCACTTATATCGCCTAACCCTTTTACTCTGGGTAATGCTGATGAAATTTTATCAAATTCTTCCAACTTATCTTGTATATCAATAGTAGGAACCGGTGTAGCGTCTACACTAGTAGGTTCTATCAATTTACTGTTGTTAGATGTTGGTAAATCTAATAGTTCTTCGAGTCGTTTAGTCATACTATTACTTATTTCATTTTCTTAGTGTTGGAGAAAATATCATGTTCGTTAATAATTCTAAATTTAATTCCTTGCTGCTGTGCCCATTTACCAGCAGCAGCCCACTTGGCCATATTTTTTACATATTGAGCTTGATTGTAAGGATTCTTTCCTACTTTTTCTAAAATCATTTGATTGGCAGGTTTGATCTCAATCAGTTCAGCATGTTTTTTCATATTCCTATCAATATAGGAGATTAAAAAGTCTGGAACATACACAGTAGGTTTTCCTGTTAATGGATCTCTGTAGGGAATTTTAACAGGTTCACTTGCCCATTGTTCTATTGCTGGGTTATTGTCACAGAATAAACAGAATGTAGTTTCCCAACTGCTCCTGCAATAAGGAAGTTTAGAACCTACATATTTGTCAAGGTTTTTTACCTGATAAATGCTTTTAGCAAATCTTAAACTCATGCAATAATGCTTCTTTGTATTTCTACGTTAGGAAGAATTGTTTGTGCAATTCCTAAACTGCTAGATTTGAATCTATTATAATTTAATAACTCAGATACCAACCCTGATAATTCTACATTGCTTAATCCTCTAAGTGTATCGAGGATTTGCATAGGGTTATAACCATCAGATTGTGCCTGTGTCATTACAATAATTGTAATTGATTCACTTGCTACTTCATCAAACCCTCTATTAGTAAAGTATCCTTTCATAGCAGCAAACACGGTTGCTTCTAATTCAGTTGGTTGTTTGTAATAATTGTCAAACGCTTTTACTGTATCATTACTAGGAGTTGCTGCTGGAGGAATATTTGAATAACTAGACATTTTTAACCTTTAGGAGGAAATAATATTGCAGCAGGGTTGGCTCTTATTTTGCCATCTACTGTTGTATTGAATCCTTTGAATATATTAATACCAACACCCCCTGGTAATGTAAACACACCTGGTTGACTTTCTGTGCTAGGTGGGCTTGCATATTTTCCAGCACCGGTACTTAGTGAGGCACTCAATACACTACCAGCAATGTTATATGCAACTGCATTTTGACGAGTAAGGCCGTTAGCATTAACATAATTTTTAAGTAATATAGTTCCTAACTGTTGCAATTGATTAGGAACTTGTGGTCGGAAGGTACCAAACACTCTATCTTTGCTAGGTTTATCAAACGAACTTTCACCATTACGCCCGTATAAAATGTCAGATGCACCAACACCGTTGATAGGGTGAGGACTAGGTGTTTGATCGTAAAAATGTGTCCACCCATCAAGCTCAGACCCTTGTATTTTACCATAATCATAATACACATTTTCGTATGCAATAGACATTTTATTTTGCATAAGTTTGGTACTTGCTGATTGATCCACTGAGTCATGTTGCCAGTCAGTTATTTTAGGATTTACTAATGTATATTTTGTAAAATATGTCTGATGTAACACATATATTTCAAGTGAAGTTATAAAATTTTTCAATAACCCATTGTCATATCTGCCATAGTTATAGTCAGTGGTCTTGTACTTGGTATCTTGAAACGCACGGTCAGTTAAGTTGCTATCATTATAATAATTTCTATAATAGTCGGACCATAGTTGATGAGTCATATCGCTATTGTCATCATGCAACTCAATATTAATAGTAGAATACGAAAGTTTCTTTTGTACAACAGTTTTTCTGTTGTACTGATTCATTGTTTCAGTTTCAATTGTAAATTTAGGAAGATCTACTTTTTTTGCCAATAGTCCAACATCTGAAAAATTATTATTAGACGATCTAACAGCGTCTGGATTTATTTGTAAACTTACAAAATATAAGAATCCTGATTTAGGAGCATTACTGTACATGCTATCGACATAAAGTCTACTTGCATGTTGATAGTCTCTTAAATTTGGGCCGTATCCTTTGTTAGAAAGGAAATTAGTAAAAATGTCGTTGCTCATACTAATATTTAGCCAAAGAAAAACCTGGAGATTAGTCCAGGTTTTGTATGGTTATTGTAATTATTAACCTGTTGCTAGTCCTTGAGAGTTTGCAGCACGTACAACTCTTCCAACATCTAGTCCAACACCACTTGCTGCACCGCCAGGTGCTTCTAATTGTATTGCGTTATCAATAGAAATTGTCATTTCAATTTCTAATGGATCGTTTTTAGTGTAGTCTCCGCCTGAATATGTAACTTGTTTAATAAAACAACCTAAGTATTCAAAACTTTCAAGTGTTACTGGTTCGTATGCGCCATTACCACCGTCTAGTATTTCAACACGCATTCTAAACTTGTAATCAACACCAGATGCTGCACCGCTTTGTTCAAAAAAGTCAAACTGCTTCTGTAGTTGTTCACCAACTTTCTTGCTAACAACTCCGCTAGCGTCGTCACGAATTTTTAGTTTTGGATCTCCCCACTTGTGCTTACCTAGCATTTTAATTCTGCTGTTGTAAACATCTAGTGTCATATCATCAAATGTAAGTTCTGGGCGACTGACAGTCATAACTTGTTTAGTCATCTCTGTGCTTGATACTCCACCTACTCCGAATTGATCTAACGTAACGCGAAAGCGATACGCTAGTTTTGGCATCAACAGCCCTTGAGTGGCTGCTGATTGTGTTCCACTCAATGGTACTGTAAATCTATTTAAACTTGCAATTGGCATATAAATGCTCCTTAATCTATGTTATTTACCTATTATAAACCAGCTTTGATATCACCAGTATTTTTCAGTCTAAGAGGAATGTAAATAAACTCAACTGCTTTAACAGGTTCGATAGCAATATCCATATACAACTCGCTACGATCAATTCTCGCTGGAGTATTGTTAGATGTATCGCAAACTACAATGTAATCATACAGCGCACGTTGACCGACTAATTCTTGCATTAGACTTTCAGCTGCTGCTTTAATTTCACGACGAGTTTGTGCATCATTTGGTTCAAACAAGAATGGTCTTGCAAGAATGTCTAATTGTCTACGTAAGTAGCAAACTAAACGAGCAACATTGATACGATCTAAACTGCTAGCATTTTTTGCACGAGTGCGCTGACCATAAGCCAATACACCTACACCAGTTAATGTTGCAATAGGATTAATTTTAACATCATCTAAAACATCGCGTAGACCTTGATGTAATGCTGCTGTTTTAAATTCGCCTTCACCAGTAATGTAACCAACTGAAGTAGCATTATCAACACCACCACGACGTGTTCCTGCTGGTGCAAACCATTGGAAACTCTTGGCATCACTATTAATAATAGTGCGTAACATCATGTGGCTTGGTGGAACAACAATATAGTTACCAGTATTGTCATTTGTATAACCACTTGGATAGTACATGGCCATATATTCATCATAACTTGTTGCACCGTCGTCACCGTTGTCAAATGCTTTAGCAGTATTATTGCCCCAAGCTGTTAACGCTGTTCCGTTTGGCTCTAAGCGGAATGGAGTATCACCGACCACAAATGCTGTAATACCACGATCTGTATTAAATCCAATCATGTTTTGAATAGCTTCTGGATAACCAGGAGTAGCAATCAAGTTAAAGTTAATAGTATCAGTATCTCTAATCAATGCATTAGTATCAATTGTAGATTTCAATGCTTGTACTATTTGAGCTCGTTGTGCGTGACGGCCAAATACACCAGATCCGTCTTCGGCTACGTTATGTTGGCTTACCCAACGATCAGTTTGGTAACCTAAAGTTACCATATTTTCGTTACCATAACGAGTGTTTAAACTATCGTTAGCATATAGATCTATATGTCCAGAAATATATTTCTTAACATTGAATCCGCTGCGTCGTGTATTAAATAAATGCATACCTTTTGGATATATAGCAGGATCAGGCGCATCGGGATCTACATAATTGCTAGTTAGCAATGTGCTAATTGAGCTTGCTGTTAATGTTGTTCCTGTATTTGCCCAACGAGCATCAGCAAACAACCAGCCAGTTGGACTAGATTGATCAGTAGTATCTTGCAATACCCAACCAGCAGTTGTGTCATATACATAAAGATCTTTACCGTAGCGGTCCATGTCTGCTGTAGAAACCCAAATATCACCAGCTACTAATGCGGTTCCGTCGCTTTGACCAGTATCTTTATCTGGTTCAGTTGCACTAACAATTGGGCCGTTTGGACTTGTAGCAGGAAATGCCGTTTTGTATCCTTGCCAAATTGTACCATTGTGATACATAATATCAACTTCGTCAGTTACTGAACTATACCATAATGTACTATCTGCAGGAGTTGTTGTTGGATCATTTGCACTTGCTTCGTATGTTAATGCTTTCCAGTTGGTTGCAATAAATGTTGAAGTATCATTAGTTGGCGCAGCATACAAGTTTGTTACTGATGTAGTGAATCCAGCTGTTGCTAATGGTGTCGCAGTTAAATCTTGTAATTCAAAATCACCACCAAGTGCATGAGTAATTGTTACTTGTTTGGTAGTTGAATTATAAGTAGCCGATACGTTAGTAAATCCTTGAGCAAGAATTGCAGCAGGAATTAAAGATCCTAGAGCAGTTGTTGTATTAGGAGGTGTAATAGTACATGTTTTAAATGACCCCCATGCACTGGAATTTGCTAGTGTTTCTCTAATACGGAATGTATAAGTTCCTGCTGGAGTAAGTGCATTACTAGCTGCACTAACAATAGTAGTTGCACCTGCTACCTGACGTCTCCATAGTTTAAAATTAGCAACTTCAGTAGCAGCATTTTCATAGTTTGGTTCAACAAACAATGTACCCACTGCGATATTCTTTCCGCCAGCTGGATCATATGCTTTTGTAGCTTCTGGTAAAATGCTATACAACGGTGCAGTTACAGTATCCCACCCTTGTGACAGACTGTTATAACGTTTTACTCTCCAGTTTGCTCCACTTGTTGGAGTAGTAGTAGTAATCCATACACTACCGGTAACCCAAGCAGCAGTATTAGGGTATGAATAATGACTGCTAATTTGTAATTTCTTAGTAGTTGTATCAAAATTGTTGGCTACTGCAATCCATCCAGATGTTAAACTTCTGTAATATAATTTATTTGCATTGCCAGTTTTAACAACCATACAATAGTCACCGGTAACACCAATATTTAAACTTGGTGCAACACCACTAAAGTCATCAGCAGATGTATTGTCGTCGTTTAATACAATAGGAGTTTTTACTGAAAATGCCTGTGTTGAAGAATTCCATTCTTTAACGCCAAATGTACTAGATGCAGTATCAACCCAATAAGTGCCGTTAACTGGTCCACCTTCAGGAATGCTGCTAGTAGGAACTAATGCCTTTGTGTCTATATCTGCACGAACAACATAAACACGACTACTTACACCAAGTACACTGTACGCGGCTTGTAGACCGTATTCGTTTAGTTCGTTACCGTGTTGAGCATTACCGCTGCTATCAGTATAGAACAGTGGTGTACCGAACGTATCTGATATGTCACGTTGACTGGTCATTATCCATACTTTGCCTGCATTAGCAGCAGTTGTTCCTAGTGCGGTTGTTCCGCTTGGATTAGTTTTGTCTTGCGCAGACGCTACAAATAACATAGGCGTGGTGCCTGGTGCTGACGGTAGATAAAAACTCTCGTCAATTACTGATACGCTTACGCCTGGTGAATTCAATGTTGCCATATGTAATATCTCCTAATTGGATTACTTGAATTATTTACCTAGTATACCAAAAAACAAGGGGTTAAATACTGATGAAAAAGGCAACAAAAAGGGCGCAAATGAGAGATATTTGTAAAGAGTGTGGACAACGTCCAGTGGCAATTAATTACTATAAAGAAGGAAAGCCCTTCTATAGGTCAAAATGCGACCATTGTGCTAGTCAACGTAAAGACGGTGTTCCGCTTTGGCAAAAAACAGGGTACAAGAAAAAATCCACATGTGATAGATGTGGCTTTACTTCTAAATATACAGCTCAGTTTAATATTTACTATGTGGATGGCAATCCTATTAATTGCCGACACGCCAATTTAAAAACAGTATGCGCCAACTGTCAGCGCATACTTCACATACTCAAGCTGCCTTGGCGACAGGGAGATCTTCGACCAGATTTTTAAGTTGAGCAAACAATTCATCTACCGTGGAATCATTTGACACAATGGCATCAATCTTTCCACCAACCCATGAATATTCACTTGCATGAATTTTCATGTTTTCTAATTTCATTTTACTAAGTGACCAAGTAGCATTGCCATTTGGTCCTCGATTAAATGCAAGTGCAGCATCATACCATTCAGGATTAGGTCCGCGTGTTACACGGATGACTTGGCCGTCTGCATTGTGAATTGCTTTGATCTCATTAGGAAACCTTACATCACTAATAACAATATTATCACCAGTTTTACGCATCTTGTTTTCTAAACTAGCAATCCAAATATCATCGTGGAATGCAACTCGACAAACATCAGTACCCCAGTGTTGTAGAATCCAACGTGGAGTAAGTTTTGGCATCTTTAAACGAGTAGACCACCATGGATCAACTTGCTCTCGCCATTCTCGGGCTTCTTTTGTGCGGCCTTCAAGTAGTGTTCTGTCCCACCCAAACACATGTGCAACTGCGTCCTTGAGTGTATTAGCAAAACTATCTCGTCGAAATCCGTGTGTATTAACCAAATAATCAGCAGCAGTGTCTTTGCCTGCGCCAATAAGTCCTACAAAGCCTATAATCATAGTATCCTCAACTGATACTATAATTTATATTATTTAGACTGTAATGTCAATATTTTATTTGTTAAATGTTACCGTTTTATTACATCTTCTAAAAAACAATATTGTTTGTAGTGATTTACTTTGGTATCTTTAACAAAATAGATATTTGGATTATTTACTGCAACCCAATGTTCAAATGAATACCTATATGATATTTGTCCAGGCCAGCAATCAGCAGCCGACATATATTTTTCTGAAGTAAGTGGATCCGGCAATGTCTTGATGTATTCGGAGTTTGACCACCAAAAATTTCCACTTATTATATTAAGTTTTGATGTTTCTTTCAATCCTACTACATCTGCACGTTGTAGTTGATTTACACATTCTGCCCATTCGGTTATACAAAAATGATTAAGTATTTCTCTCCAATTTGCCACAGATGCAGATCCATTATTAAGTACACCTTTACTATGAAAATATAATACATCAATATCTGCTTCCTGGCATCTATTATATAGTAGTTTAAGAGTGTGCCCTTCATAAATGTTAGGTGCTCCGGTATCTCTAATATCTAAAATATTAACAAATGGATATCGTAAATTTACATATTCTACTACTTTACTTTCAAACGATATGCGTATATCCTGATCGGTATTCTTAACAAAATATGCGCCATTAATTGCTGCCCAATATTTTGGCATAGTTATAGCCATGTTAATTTTGGCTATATTAGATAATTTTGAATTGCGTATCAACAATAATTGCTGATCTACCCACCAAACCCAGTTACATGCATGGATATTGTCTGGAATATAAAGATGATAAAAGACTTCAATAGATTTCATTAGTTAATACTCATTACAAGTATTAATTATCGCATATAAAAAGTATTAAAAAATTATCCAATTACAAAAGTAAGAGGAGTTCCGCCGTCTTTGTAGTTGATTAGATCAAGTTCTAACGTTTCAATTTCTGCCTTGCCTTCAGCTTTGAGTGCAGCGCCATTAAGAGTTGTACTTCCTTGTGGGCTTGCAATAGATCCAAATTTTTCACGAGCCTCTCCTAGCATTAATTTACAAGTTGCTAATGAATAATCTTTAAGCCATTGTCCTGCAAATTGGTCTTGCATCAAATTAAAATCAGGGCGATAGTTATACATCCACAACATGACTTCTTCCTCACCACGTGGACGTTGCATAATACTTAATTTTTTAGCAGTTCTATTAAAAGTAAAATTAATGTCACTTCCAAACATCTTACCTACTAACTTTTGATAACTTGCAAACGCATAATAAGTAGCCAATCCACCCATATTAGAACTAGTTAACAAATAGGTATTGGTATATGCAAGATTAAATGGTTCAAACAATGATCCACCTTGACCGCCACCAGTTCTGCTGCCGATACTTCTTCTAAATATTTGTCGAACTTCCGTAACTTCTTTTGGTAAAATATATTCATTTTGATCCAGTTGTAAAGTTAAAAATCCAAAACTTTCTTCAGATGCATTACTGCTTCTCTGTCGAAATTTAGCCAATGCTCGGTCAATTGCAGTATTGTAATGAATTGGATCTAATTCAACATCAATCATGCCACTACCTAGCATAGCTTTGGCGTAGTCAACTATCTTTTGGCGTTCGTTTTCGTTTTCAGTCATACTGATATTTACCATAAATAGAATACTATGCCAAGACTTTCCATGTACAGGCCCGAAAAGGGCAATGATTTCAAGTTTTTAGATCGTATAATTAACGAAGAATTCCAAGTGGGAGGAACTGATTGTTTCATCCACAAATATCTCGGTCCTGTAAATCCCGAAGAAGGTAACAGTTCTCCTGCTATTCCTAATAATTCTAATCCAATTCCAGAATTGGGGATACAAGATTTGTTGTTTATGGAAAACAGAGATCGTCATTACAGCTCGGATGTATATGTTATTCGTGGAATCTACACCATGCAGGAATTAGATTTTAATTTAAGCCAGTTTGGATTGTTTTTAAACAACGATAATATAATGATTAATTTTCATCTTCGTAGCAGTTATGATGCATTAGGTAGAAAAATCATGGCTGGGGATGTTATTGAATTACCTCATCAAAAGGATGAATTTGCACTTGATGATAGTGTAGTAGCATTGAAACGATTCTATGTAGTGTCTGAAGTTACTAGACCTGCTAGCGGATATAGTCAAACATGGTTTCCACACTTAGTTAGAGCAAAATGCCAACCATTAGTTGATAGTCAAGAATTTAAAGAAATACTTGATGCTGATAGCGGCGCAGAAGATGGCAGTACACTTCGCGATTTGTTGTCAACCTATAAGAAAAATATAGAAATTAATAATCAAATTATTCAACAGGCGCAAGCAGATGTAGGAGCAAGCGGATATCAAACAGATCAGTTGTATGTTACTCCAGTAAATCCTACAACCGGTCTTGTATCAGTTAATGATGCTTCTACTGATGAAAGTATTAACGGTAGTTCTTTATTAGATTCTTCCGCAGTGTTAAACACTCCAACTAATAATTATTATATTGGTTACCTAACTGGTGATGGTATTCCCCCTGACGGTATTCCTTATGGGTTTGGTATAACTTTTCCATCTGGCTCAGCAACTGGTGATTTCTTCCTTAGAACAGATTATCTACCTAATAGACTTTTTAGATTTGATGGCAGACATTGGATTAAATATGAAGACAATGTAAGAATGACCACTAGCATGTTAGGTGAAACACAAACAGATAATCCAATATTAGTTAGAAGAAAGCAAAAAGCTAGCTTTGTAAATAATATCAATACATCAACTATTGCAGGTGCAATTGTTCCAGAAAAACAAGCACTTAGTCAAGTACTAAAACCAAAGGCTGACAACTAAAATGGATTATTTTTATGACGGTCAAATACGCAGGTATATAGCCCAATTTATGCAACTAATGAGCAACTATGCTTATAAAGACAATAGTGGAAAATTAACACAGGTGCCTGTTCGATATGGAGACATGACTAGACAAGTTGGTCAGATTCTTAAAAAGAATAGTGAAAATACAATTCCTAGTGCTCCGTTTATTTCATGCTACATAAAATCTCTTGAATTTGATAGAGAACGAATGCAAGATCCTACTTTTATTAGTAAGATTAATATTATTGAACGAGAATTTAATTCTGATACACAACAATATCAAAATACGCAAGGTGCAAACTACACAATTGAACGTATTATGCCAAGTCCTTATAAATTAATCTTGGTAGCAGATATATGGACAACAAATACTGAACAAAAGTTGCAAATATTTGAGCAAATAGCAATATTTTTTACTCCAAGTTTTGAAATTCAAACTACTGATAATTATGTCGACTGGACCAGCTTGAGTGTTGTTAGACTTGATGATGTAAATTTTAGTAGTCGTCAAATACCGCAAGGTGCTACAGATGATATTGATATAATGTCACTAACATTTGAAACTCCAGTATGGATCACGCCACCGGCTAAAGTTAAACAATTAGGTGTAATTACTAAAATTATATCAAATATATTTTCTACAACTATGCAGCAAGGCGCAATTTCATCAACTTATGATAAAGCCGGTGCTGCTGAACTATTTTCAGATATAAGTCCGGACACTACTGTTGTTACAGTTCCAGGAAATTATAGTTTATTGGTATTAAACAATACTGCAAGATTGATTAAGTCCAATGGTGCGGGAGAAAACATAGACATTTCTTCACCTAACAATAATGCATCATGGTTAAAAATATTGGATGTATACCCTGGAAAATTTAGAGCAGGGTTAAGCCAATTACGATTTGCACAGTCAGGAAATAATGAAGTAATTGCTTATATTAGTTTAGATCCTAGTGACGAGTTTGCTATGAGATTAAACATCGACACTGACACGGTTCCCAGTAATACCATACTTGATAACAGAGGTACAATTGATGCTGTTATAAATCCTGAAACTTATAATCCCACAGGAACTGTTGCCGGTACACGTTATCTAATATTAGAAGATATTAATAATGTTCCACAGTTTGGAGAAGTTGAATTTTCAGGACCAGTAGCATGGAAAAATATTGATTCATCTGATTTTCAAGCATTTGCCAATGATATTATTGAGTGGAACGGGGCAAGATGGGCCGTACTATTCAGTTCTGCATCTAATCCTTCTGTAATATATATAACTAATTCATATACAAACACTCAATATAAATGGGAAAACGGCTCATGGAGCAAAAGTTATGAAGGCGTTTACGATCAGGGATTATGGAGACTAATACTTTAAATCAAGTAATATGTAGTGGCGGACTATTTCTTGCACGAGACACTAAACGCTTTTTACTACTATCTAGAACACAAATAAAAACAGCAGGTACGTGGGGACTAGTAGGCGGAAAGAAAGAACCATCCGATAGTACACCATTTGATGCTCTCACTAGAGAGATACAGGAAGAAGTAGGTAAAACTCCTACAATTAAAAAAGTAATTCCCTTGGAATTATTTGTCAGTAATGATCAAAATTTTCAATATAATACGTATGTATTAATTATTGATAGAGAATTTATTCCTCAACTAAATGATGAACATGATGGATATGCATGGGTGGGGTATGATCATTGGCCAAAGCCATTACACAGAGCAGTTAAGAATTCTTTTAGCAATAAAATTATCCAGGCTAAACTGGAACTGTTACTAGAATTACTTTAACAAGTCTGGGCCAAATGCCCAAGTTCCTAAATGACGTAGTTCTTTACTCAATGCTGTGTCAATTTTAACTTGTCGACCAGTGGCTGCAATCTTACGACATAGTATCATGTCTTCACCTAAGAAATCATTACTAGCAGGTGTCCATTCAAATTCAAACCACGGCTTAGACAGTTCTAGAAATATGTCAGTTTTCATCAACATACATCCCATTCCTACACCTTCAACTGGTACTAGGTTGTCTTGAACTTCAAATCCTAATGGGTGATGCCAGTTTCCAATTTTTTCATAAGCTACTCCTTTAGCAGGAAGTTGCCGTCTGATATAATTTGCAGCTACAACATCTTCGTTATGTGACATTAACCTTACTGCTGTGGTAGCAGGAAATACCATATCACTATCTAACCATAACATATATTCTGCACCAAACTGCAATGCCAGCGACGCTAATCGTTCTCGTTGTGTTAACAAAACTGTGCTAGCATCCATAAACACATGAGTATCAATGTCATTCATTGTGTTGAACTTAACTAGTTCAACCAAGCTCATAGCATGGGCACTATGCAGGGTATCTCTACATGGAATACATACTGCTAACTTACCTTTTTTATTTGACCAACTTGTTGATGAGAATACCGAATTTTTTTTCATGCGCCTGCAACATCCTTACTAAGTGTTTCGCCCTTGATCACTAGGCCTTGAATAGCAACTAGTAAATCTTGTGTACGTTTAGCACATAGTATAAAGTCATTAGGGGACAATTTGCAAGAGGTATTTAAGGTATCTTCTGCCATTTTTCCATTAGCAATGATATTAATTGCACTTCTTTTTGCCAATTCTTCAATAAAATTGTCATGCGCATCTTTTTCTGAATAGTTAATAAGATCATTAATATCAGAATCATCCATTTCGTCTAGTAGTTCTAACAGATAAGTTAGTTCTTGCGAACTAGATGATAAGCTAGATAGGTATTGTATTCGAGTTAAGAATTTTACAAATGTATCTGGGTTAGATAATCTATCATGCCATGTAATTGTATCTAATTCCCACTTGCTTGGACCGGTTTTAATTTTTGATAATACTTCGGAGATTTGTTCTATTTTCATTTTATGCGTAAGGAGTATCTTTGCCGCCGAAAGTTGCCGATACACTAATTTGTGTTCCAACAGTTTGATTAATAGTATACTCTGGTTTATTGCCCAAAACTTCACTAAGTTTAATATTTTGTCCACCTGCTGGTGCATCTCCAGCAGCACCCGGCGTTTGGTTAGTATATGCTCTATTGATCTGACCAAACGATATTGCGCTGCCTGTTGCTGGTAATGTTGCCATACTTTCCTCTTGCGGCGTTTTTATTTATTAACCAGTAATGCCAGGGTGGCATTAATCTGATCTATTTGTACTTGCTGACTATCAACTGTCTTTTGTAATTCAACAACTCGTTTAGCTAATTCAACAGCTGACACTAGTGCAGCATTTCCGTATGCAACTGATAATATCCCATCATTTGATGTTAGTACAGCATGTTCTAAAATATTCTGTAATGATTGCGCAGATACACCAACTTGTGTTGATTCAACGTCTGTTCTATCATAAATTCCGTGCTTAACGGTAGCAAGCTGATCAATGTAATCTGCTGGTAAATCTCTCCAGTTTGTTTTATAACGTTCGTCGGAATATGCGGTAACGTTATTCAACATGGTAAGATTACCACTCATATCCATTGAGAAGAGCCTATTTGAGCCTGCTGACCATCCACCTATACGGAATACATTGTCTGGATCTAATCCCATGTTAACTGCATAGGCTCCTCCACGGTGGAAACTCATTGCTGCGGCGCCACCGTCGCTTGAGAATGCTTCAAGGGAGTAGCTAGTGTTATCTTGAAGGTAGCTAGCAGCACCTTTGTTGCTTTGGAAATAAGTTATACCAGTTACAGTGCCGCCACTTAGTGGCAAGGCATAGCTACTATAGTTACTACTGTTTAAATAATTAACCCATGCACCAAAAGTCCCGCCTGTTACATTTCTAGTTTGAAGTTTATTGGCGTTATCTTCCCATCCCCATGCAATTTGTGTACCCCAGTATCCACTACCATTGCTATGACGGTAATTTTCTTGTATCCACCAGACATTGCCTGGACTGTTTGTGCCATTTGCAATGTCGCCACCGTAGCGAGCAGTGCCGGCAGGAGTATTTTGAAAATCAGTGTTCCAATTTCCACTACCGCCGTTACGATTGATATAATTAGAAGCATTTAAACCAGTAACTTCAGTAACAGTAGCACCACTAATACCTTGATTGCCAGCACCAGTAGTACCTTGTAAACCAGTAGTACCTTGTAAACCAGTAGTTCCTTGATTACCAGTAGTACCTTGACTACCAGTAGTGCCTTGAACACCCTGACTACCTACAGTACCTTGTGAACCTACAGCACCCTGATTGCCAGCACCAGTAGTACCTTGATTACCTACAGTACCTTGAACACCTTGACTACCTACAGTACCTTGAACACCCTGACTACCAACTGTACCTTGAACACCTTGCGCACCAGTGGTACCTTGATTACCTGCACCGGTAGTACCTTGACGTCCTTGTGTACCCTGAACACCTTGACTACCAACGGTACCCTGAACACCT